GTCCATATCTAAATCCTCAAATATTTCTTTGTCAGGTGTCAGTTCTTCTATAGGTATTCCTGATTCTTCTGAAATAATGTCAAGTAAAGTTTTATCTAGTCCCATCTTTGTTCCCCCCTGATTTTTATTTAAACTACTTTGTGGAATAAAAGGTTCCTGACTTAGTCAGACCAGTACCTTCTCCTGTTTTCTTCATTCCTTTTTTATTTGAAACTTTACTAGAACCACTTTTACTATCTTTAGAATAGTTTACGGCTTGTGTGTCTGATACATCGCTAATGTCCCCGGATTCACCCTTATTCTGTCCAGTAAGTCTAGCGAGCGCATCCCCCCACCTTTGAACTTCTTCTCCTATAGGTCTTAGAGCACCATCTATTGAGCGTCCACCACCATGAACTTGTTCCATAAATTTTCCAGAGGCGTTACCCTCTGCTAGTTGTTCTTTAGTGTAATCAATTTTTGATGCTGCTGCATCTCTTGCTTCTTTTACTTTAGGGGTACACATAGTTCTCCTTAAATTTACATAGCATTTAATCCTCCACCTTTGTTATTTACAGTATACTCTTTGTTACCTTTTGTTTTACTAGAGCCTTTACTTTTCTTTCTATATTTTTTCCTAGTTTTTGTAGCAGTATCTGGTCCTTTGTTCATTTCAAATTCTGCTGCATCTACCTCTGGTTCATCTCTCATAGCAGGAGGTGGAGGTTGAGGAGGTAAAACTATCTTAGGGGGTTTCGGTGGTTGAGGTATGCACATTGTCGTCTTCGTAAAGTTGTTTAAGTCTATCTACTACAGACTGCTGACCTTGTAAAAACAAAAGTTCTTCTATGTCTACCCCCTTTGGAGGCATTACATTTGGAAACATTTCTTCAAGGTATTGAATTAATTCTTTAGTGACTATGTTGTAGTCCATAAATGTCCTTATATCTCACAACCACCAGCAGTACAAGCTAGTTCCTGTGATGATGTAGTGTTATCTAAAATTTCATACTCGGTTAGTTTATCCCAGTTTATCAGTGGCATAACTGCTTCCATTGCCTCATATTCTTCTTTACTACACTCTGTGTAAGGTGCTTGCTTGTATACAAAATCTGAGTAAGGTAAAAAAGATACTCCAGATATATCACTAAAGTTATTAAACACAAGTGCACCTATGTCTAACCACTCCTCTTCTTTAACTGATATAGTCTGGCTAACTTTATGCTCTGCCCAATGTTCTGAGTATATACTATGTAACTCTAACTGTTCTATAGCTGATACATCTTTACGTGTTAGTGATGACTCAGGTGACCTCATAGGAAACGAGAACACCATGACGTTACTAGGATTAGTTACGTCTGGTTCATGTGGTACCTTACTATCAATTAATAAACTACACAACGGATCTTTAGTGTCTGCTCTAATCGTTCTAATATAATAAGGACTGTGTCTTGTGTGTATACCACTAGCAGAGTCAACAAGTTGACTTACTGTACCAGAAGGTTTAACACAGGTAACACTTGCAGACTGAGGTATACCTATTTTAACAGCATAGTCAGCATTAGCTTTTACTGCTACTTCTTTAAGACTTGTTAATAGTAAAGGTAAATTTGGTCCACTTGTACCATTGGTTAGTGATGAATCCATAATACCTGTGAGTGAAACTCCTAACAACCGTTCTTCTTCACAGTTAGTTTTCCACTTACTGCCTAAGTATCTAAAGTTGGTTAGAGTGGACTGCCAAGTGCCTAAAATAGTTGCTAGTTCTACCTTTCTTTTAAGGTCTACTGCTGTATCGTTTGATCTTACAACTGCTTCAGTGAGGTTACAAAACTCTCGTGGACGTAGAATTATCTCGGAGCATGGGTTAGTACCAAAGTCTGACCTAGCTTCTCTCCGTTCTTTATCGTTTGAGTTAAGTTTTGATATGTGTCTTTCAGCGTTAGCACTACTAAAGATACCACGCTCACCGGACTTAGAATTATAGAGTGCTTGCCACTCTTTAAGGAATGTACCAACATCAGGGTTTCCGTGATAGTTAGCTGAGTTATTAGCTAGTGCTCTTTGTGGTTCTCTGTGCCACCACTCACCTGACTTACAGGAGCGCATCTGTTCGTCACCTATATCACTTAAAGATAACAACGCACTCCTACGTACTCCACCTACTACTACTACTTGAGCAGTCTTGCACACTATATCGTGACACTGTAGAGGAGTTAGTTTTGTTCCAGTAGCCTTACTAAAAGTTTGCACTGTAAATCTAAACAGTTCTTCTAATGGTTCAGGTCCACTAGCTCTACCACCAAATGTTTTTAGTGGTGCACCTGCTTCTCTAACTCCTGTAGTGTCCCATTTAGGTATTAAACCTGAGTATAGAAGGGAAATAAGCTCACGAAATGCTTTTGCCCAACCTAATTTAGAATCTCTGACAACAATAACTGTGTCTGTTTCGTGTAGTTTCTCTGGTACAAAGGGTAACAAGCTTGTGTACTTAAATTCTACTGAGAAGCCTACACCTGTACCATTCATTAATACATAGAGTAACTCATCAAATGATCTAGGGGTGTCAATTGGTAGGTATGCACAGTTGTAAGCTGCTATGTTCTCTTTCTCTAGTGCTTCACCTGCTGTCATTAGACACCTCATTGAGGGCATAATTTCTAATGCTAGGACTGCACTCCTTAATTCTTTTTCTAATGATACAGGTATTTTATAACCACAGTTTTCTTTGAGGTGTTCTCTGAAGAACTTAAAGTATCTATCTACTGTTTCATCCCATGTCTCTCTTCGTTTTTTACCGTAGTCCCACCTTGAATACCTTGATAGGTGAATGAACTGTTGGTACTGTGTGGGTAGTTTCCATTCTTTTTTATTTACCATTCTTTTTTTCTCTCTCTTTCAATTAAAAATTCAATGTAAGTTCGTGCTTTTAATAGGTCGTTAAGACCTCCCTTATGTGGGTATCTAGACACATACTTAATCACGTTTCCTTCTAGGAAGTCTAACTCATTAGCTGTAATATATTCAATAGGTTGGATAGCAAATCCTACCTTGTCGTAGTGGTCAGGGTTTGTCACCTCCTCTTTCTGGTAACTCAACCTTTGTTCACGTTGCTTCTGTGACTCTTGATACTCGTCAAACAGTTTAAGTGTAGAGTCAGAAGGAACGTGTGCTTCTTCGTCCTCTTCTTTAATATTCACATAGGTTTGTGTCTGTGCATCCCATTGTCTAACACCCTTGCTTGTGTCAGGATGTGGTCGATGATCCCAAGATAAAGGGTGGCGTAAGAGTTCCTTTATGTTTTTCTGGTCATCTCTTTCTTCTTCGTCTACTGAATAGTTAGTCATATCAATCCCCTGTTGGTGGTTCCCATAGTGTAGGATACTTGTCTATCCCATTAAACTGTTTGTTGTGTAGGATATAAGCCATTCTAGCTTGTACAATAATGTCCTCTTTTGTATACCCCTTGTCTTCGTACACCTTTACTACCTCTTTCCATCTGTTTTTACCCTTCTTATCTACATCATCTAGTATTCTGGTAGCAGTAACCTTACCTATACCTGCACAACCTGAGTAACCATCTACAGTGTCACCCGTAAGAGTCTGCATTAGGAAATTTCTTTCTGCTAATTCTTCACTAACGTCATACATCTTTTCCGTTTGAAAGTCCCAATGTATACCCGGAATTGTTAAAAGGTCTTTATCTGCTGAAACAATACAGGTATCTTTTGGAGCCTCGGTGCATAGTATTCCTAAGAGATCATCTGCCTCTAACCACTTAGACATCATAGAGGGATACTCTTTTTCTAAGTACTCCCTAGCTGGAGTGTAACACACTGGTTTTCTTGTGCCTTTTCTCTTATGTTTGTAGGTACTATTGACATCCTTTCTGAAGTTCAAGTGTGAACTTAAGCACACTAGTACTGAGTCTGCTTTAGATGTTTCTACTAATCTTTTGATGTCTCTGTCTAGTAACTTCTTTACATCTTTAAAATCACAATGTAAAGTCCAGTGATCGTCACCCCAATCAACCTCATGCTCACAAGCACAAGAGTTTTTATAAACTATTATATCTCCGTCTATTAATAATTTCATATGTCTCCCCTTTAATGTGTCTCAGCCCAGTTAGCACCAAAATTGTACTCACCTGTTAATGGTACCTTTAAGTATAATTGTTTACCTGCAATAGAAATAGACTCTACTGCTATGTCACCAACCTTTGTTTCTATACCTTTCTTTACTAGTATTTGTATTTCATCGTGTACAAATGCTACTTGCTTGTAGTCTATGCCATCAATAAAGCCTGACTTTTTCATTAGTGTGTGGAACTCAACCACCCACTTCTTACAAATGATAGCTCCTGCTGACTGGCACAGTGCATTTAAAGATGAGTGTGTGGATCTTATGGGTACTTTCCTACCATCTAAACCAAACAAGAACCCCTTCTCTGATGCAGTGAACACTGATTGCCTCAGCTTTTTGAACGCAGGAACTTTTTTGAAAAATAAATTCTTAAGTTTCTTACCTTCTCTTGCATCCTTTCCAACAATTTCTCCGAGCTTGGTATCTCCGGCACCATAAAGTAGACCATAAATAAAAGTTTTAGCTTGATCTCTAGTAGGTAACCCAGTAGCTTTCCTGTTAGATTCGTGTATATCTCCTTCAACAACAGTTTTAGCGTAGCTACCATTATCGTAACTTGCAAGATAATGAGAGACCACCCTAATTTCCAAACCGGATACATCACATCCGAGTAGACTGAAACCTTTTGGTGCATAGAATAGCTCTCTACATTCCCGTCCGTAGAACCCTTTAACACTTGGGACTTGACCGATGTTAGGATGGGAGTGAGAACATCTACTTGACACTGAACCCATTGTGTTAACCGAACCGTGTATCTTCCCATCTTTTTCATGATATAACCATGCATGTTTTCCTTCTGATAATTGTGCTATCAGTTTGTTAACCCTAAATGCTTCTGCCATTAACTGTGCTTCAGGGTACGATAATTTAGCTAGTACACTCTCGTCAATCTTAGGCTCTTCTGTTGGAGTAAACTCTGTAGGAACCCATCCATGAATGTCGTGTAGCCTCTTAGCTATGTGCTTACGAGAGTTTGGATTGAACTCAATCGTTTTCTCTTTAATGAAAGGTACTCCTTTGACATATCCTCTAGTCTTGTTGTTGACTTTAGGAATAAAGGTCTCAGATTCTATCCAACTACCAAATGCTTCCTTCAGTTCTGTCTGTAGTACACTCCTCTTCTCAGCTAGAGTACTATACAATTTGGAAGCCTTACGTATATCAAATGGGAATCCATTTTCTGTTTGCTTTAGACAAATCTTATGGATGTCATGCTCTAGTCTGATTGAGTCTTCTGAGAAGTTTGCTTCCTTCAACTTTTTATAGAGTAGGACATTCAATTCAACATCTCTTTCACAGTAAGTGAGCATCTCCATAGAGAATTCAGTAAAGTCTGAAAAGTCTCCCTTCCATAGTCCAAGTCGTTTGCCCCATGACTTAAGAGAGTGTCTACCATACATGTCTTTGTCTATGGTATTATTTTTAGCATCTCTCACTGCCCTATCTGGATAGATCAACTTAGACATAACTAAAGTGTCCACAATCTCTGTGTTAGCAGAAGGTTCCCATTTGAAAATCTTTTTCAGCACAGGAATGTCAAATGAGACAATGTTGTGCCCTATAAGTCGGTCAGAATTTTTTAGGAAAAATAGTCCGTCTAATAGTTCCTCACCATGAAAACAATGGAACTTTTCTTCGTTTATATCGTAAATAACAATACAAAACGCTTTCGTGCAGTCATCTAGCAGACCATCTGTTTCTACATCAAATACGTACTCTTTCATATCCCCCCAATTAAAAGTTTGTGCTCTCACCAGACCACTCACTAGTCTCGTCTTCAAATGGTATCTCGTCAGTCTGTATCTCAGTAAGTCTACCAGTTGCGTGGTCATAATCTAAACTACAAGCTATACCAGTTTCACCTGTCCATCTATTTTTTAATACTCTAACAGTAGTCCTGTCGGGTTCTTCACCTTGCTGATCCCTCTCGCAACCAATAACAATATCAGATAGTTGTCCTATAGATGCAGAACCTCTTAGTTGTGCCATACTAGTTTGGGCACCATCTTCGTGACCTTTGTTACCTTGTGGTCTCTTAAGATGTGACACAAGAATAAGACCACAGTTTACCTCTTCTACTAATCCACGTAGCTTAGTCATTAGATTATCAATAGTACGCCTTTCGTCACCTTCTTCGATACCTGAGACAACAATTGATATATGGTCAAGTATGATGTAACCGCACCCACAT